AGAGAGACAGGAGGTAGCTGACTATCTGCAAAGAGTTCCGCTGATTGAAGAGTGGATCAAGTCTTTGCGCCGCCACGCTAATAGCTTGTTGGAAACAGGTGGCGGTCTCCCCGGCTACAAGCTGGTTGAGAAACGACCGACCCGCCGCTGGCGTGTTGAAGAAGAGTTTGTGGCTTGGGCCACAGAAGAAGGTCTCGATGACGACGACATCTACGAAAAGAAGTTGAAGTCGCCACCGCAGATCGAGCGTGTTGTGGGCAAGAAGAACCTGCCCGCATCGCTCGTCATAGCTGTATCATCCGGCACATCAATGGTCGCTGATACAGATAACCGTCCAGCAATCGCTACCCTAGCGATTGATGACTTTACCGTTGAATAAGGAAACTACGATGTCAAAAGTTATTACACCCGAAGCAATCATCTCTTATCCGCATGTGTTCGAACCACAGACACCTCCGGGTGCAAGTGAGCCAGTATATTCTTGCTGCCTTGTATTCCCTGACGGCACTGACATGTCCGAACTCAAGGCAACGGCCGCTGCTGTGGCCAAGGAGAAGTGGGGAGACAAGACTAAATCGTTGATGGAAGGCGGCAAAATCCGTATGCCTTTCCGCAACGACGGCGAAGAGAAGGGCTATCCAGAAGGCTCGGTCTTCATGAACGTCAAGTCGAAGCAGGCCCCCGGTGTTGTCAGCAAGTTTGCTGGCGAGAACGGCAAGCCCGCTCCGATTACAGACCCTAAAGAAATCTACCCCGGTGCGAAGGTCCGTGCATCGCTGCGCGCTTATGCGTACAGCGTGAACGGCAACAACGGCGTGGCGTTCTCTCTGGGCAATCTTCAGAAGGTGGGCGATGGCCAACGTATGGATGGCCGTCTGTCCGCTGCCGACGAGTTCACTGCAACGGAGCGTCCGTCCGCAGACATCTCAGACCTTGACGATTTGCTCTAAGTAAAAGGGGGAGACCAAGGAGTATGGAAGTCGCTTTGGTCTCCCTCAATCTAACGCCTCAGAAATCATCTGAGCTTTCTTGGCTAGGGTCTTAGCCACAATCTCATCGACAGAATTGACAAGGCCGAACGTCCGCACGATGACGGGCTTTGTCTGGCCGATACGGTGGCAACGCTTAGCCGCCTGTGCGTTCACCGCCGGAACCCAATCCATCTCGACAAACGCCACTTGGCTTGCGGCTGTCAGCGTGATCGCGGTTGAGCAAGCCGTGATCTGGCCGATGAAGACGCGCACTTTTGGGTCGGTCTGGAAGTTGTCAATCGCCGCTTGACGGTCGGCCGTCGGCATACCGCCCGCAACCACCACAGGATTAAAGTCTTTGAGCCTATCGTAAAGCGTTTGGATTGCGTCGGTGTGGTAGGCGAAGATCACGATTTTGTCGTAGGCATCATCCGCCAATTCGCCCGCTATCTGTGTGGCAATGGGCGCTGCCTTGGCCGCACCAGTCAGCCGTCTTAATGACGCGATATGGGGGGCGATGCTCTCGATCTCGGTAGACAAGTCTTGCCCCGTAAGGGAATGCGCGAGGATCATATCGACCGCTTCGGCTTGGCGTGGATCGTCGATGTGTTTCCTGTCGCTCCAGTTTTCTATCTCGACCGGTGCGCTCTGCCACCAGATAGGCGGCAAATCTTTCAGCACCACTTCGCCTTTGCGGCGGAGCATGATCGACTGGAGTACGGTCTTGAACTCGGCCATGCGCTCGGCCTTGTTGCCAAGGATTTGAAGACCGAACTGGCCGCTCCATGTCTTGCAAAAATACGTTGTGTATTCGGCGAAGTTTAGTGGGTACTGCCAAATCGCTTTAAGATGGGTCCAGAAATCGCTGACATTATTAGGGATGGGAGTACCGCTAAGAAGCCAAACACGATCAGCAAACTTAACAAGGCCATCACCGCGACAGTACTGGCCATATAGATACTTTGTGCGCTTAGCAGTACGGTTCTTGAGATAATGAGCCTCATCCAGAACGAGAACGTCTGGCTCAAACTTTGCGATTTCATTGCGGACCTCCTTCGACTGTGTGATTTTATCATAGCTGAAGACTTTCACTTCGCGCTCGACGGTTCCCCATCGCTCGAACTCACGCCGCCAGTTGATCTTGGCAATAGCCGGGCAGATCACGACGACTTTTGTGAGGCCGAGTGTATCACAGGCCGCGATAACTTGAAGTGTTTTGCCAAGGCCCTGCTCATCGGCAAGGAATGCGGCGGGGTTCTTACAGAGAAAGTTTGCGCCGACCTTTTGGTAATCGAATAGATGGTTCATTGTCTTCCCTCTCGGCGGCATAGCAGGCAAGAAGCGCAGCTTCGGCCCGGCCGTCATCCTTTTTCCGTGCGAAGAGATGGGCGTAATCCGGGAACAACTCTTGTGCCCGCTGACGACTGCCGTCCTTCCCTCCGAACGTGCGCATAGACTTAATCCAAGTCGCAGGCGGTATCAACTCAAAAGATACAGACAGGCCAGCAAGGACACCTTCGACGATACCGGCGGCACGGCCGAAGCTGAACATCGAGGACACACCTTGACCCGGCATGGCGTGAACCTTCTCGATGAGGGCTTTGATCTCGCCGGATACATGCGGGCGAAGCGCATCGGCCAGCATGTGCGCGTCAACCTGATTGACGATACGCGGCCCGCGTTTGACTTTAAGAGTAGGCATGTCGATGACGACAAGTTCTCGGCTATCCTTATCCAGAATAGCAACAGCCCCAAACGCGCCGGGATCAATGCCCATGAACTTCATGGGCGATGTGTATAATATCAGAAGCTAGTTCGCAAGTGACTGCGCGGCCCCAAAGACTTACGATGGCGAAGCCCGTCGGGTTTGTGGCGACGCTTGGACTTTGGCTGTGGACGCCATGTCATGTCTTTAACGCTAGTCTTCTTGGCCATTACTAAATTCCAGAAAGAAGTCCGATTAACTGATCTCGCTTAGTCTTCTTAGCACCTCTGCCAAGAGTTGCCATAATAGCGGAGAATTGGGAGGCGACATCTTCTGCCGAAGCCTGCGGGGCCAGCGAAACCGGAGCGGCAGCCATAGCGACTTTGGGCGTCGTCTCTTTCTTCGGAGACATAACTACCTCTGTATTCGGCTCCCCCATAAGGTCTTCCGCGCCAACGAGTTTTACGAATTTACGGACATAGTTCTTCGTTTCGGCAAAGGGCGGGACACCACCGTACTTGCTGACGTTTCCGGGACCGGCGTTATACGCGGCTGCGGCAACAACCGGGTCGCCAAACCTCTTCAACATCTTTGCGTAGTATTTCACACCGCCTTCGATATTTTGATATGGATCGGCTATATCGGCAACGCCCATCTCTTTTGCGGTGCCGGGCATAAGCTGCATATGACCCTGCGCCCCCGCCGAAGAAGAACGAACATTTTTACCGCTGGCGGTTTCGTTCTCATATATAGCGCGAACATGCGAACGCGGAACGCCGTACTTGTCGGCCATCTGATCTACATAACTGGTATAGTTTTTCGGCATAAATACCTCAGATGCCCTTACCAAAAGACCGCTTTTCACCATAGATAGGGGCGAAGCCACCCATCTCGTCGGACTGTAGGTCTATCAAAACCTGCCCTTTTGGCGCTAGCTTACGAAATCTTTGAAGCATATCACTTGACGGCTGAACCGGAGGTTTAATTACTGGTTCGGTAACAGTCGCAGCAGCGGTAGACGGCCCCAGACCAATCCGCGCCATATTGGCCAGTTGCTGCGCTGCGGGGCCAGCTTCACGGGTCATGACATACTGCAAGCCCCGCCGCCCTTGTGGGGTGTACAATGCACCCAGTGTGGCCAATGTAGATAGAGGCAATTCGTATGGAACCGCGTCGTCTTGCTGCGCCAGATATGTCCCACCGGCTCCAGCCCCGACAAGGCCCAGTGCTTGCGCCGTAGCCGCACGAGTAAATGTGCCGCTTTCGGCGAGGCCCTTGGGCAACTCCATACCGGCACGAGCGAGGTCTTCAAAGAACCCACCTATCTTACCACCACTTAAGGACTTAACGGCGCGGGTAAGACTTGTAGGGCTAACAACATTCCCTTGGTACCCAACTGCCTTATCCAGAACTGTCTGGGCATTCCACGCCTTATTAAGACGAAGAAGTTCATCGGCTTGCGCTGGGTTTTGTTCGGCCAAAGTGTCGAGCATCCAACTACGGACCTGCGCCAAACCGGAACCGATACGACGCTCAAACCCATCATCGGACTTCATAAAAGTACGAGCAGTGTCTGAAAGGCTGCTAAGTGAGTTCTGTAAATTACGGCCAGAAATACGGCCCTGAATATCGGCTACCGCTTCTACATTCTGCGATACCGTAGACAGGAAATCGTCCAGCAAACCCTTACGGCTGGCTGGAAGGTTCAGACTGCTAAAAATATCAAGAGTTTGGTTCTGCCAGTTATCCGGCAGCGCCATATCTAGCTTCGGTACAAGGTCGTTAAACTTATTAGAGATGCTCTTCTTTACCCAGCTAACAGCCCTATCTCCCGATAGGTCCTTAGGAACGGGAACATTAATGAAATCGGCAAGTTTAGTCACTGCCGCCTTTTCAAAATCCTCCGGAACCGTGCCACGAGCTTGGCTGATAAGCGCGCCAAGACCGGGGATAGAAGTAAGGGCGGTTTCCGCCATATTTGCGGCTCGGCCAACCGCCGTATCAGCAGCACCGAGAATAGCACCCGGCGTAAGACGAACGCCAAGATCAGTAAGCGTGCGGACACCTTCAGTTACCTTCGGAGCAATAACCCCGCCAACAAAATCGCCAACACCCTTCCCGACAACGCCAAGGCCCGCGCCGGTAGCGGTTTCTGCCGCAAATTCGGTAGGCGTCTGTGCTTGCGAAAGAAGCGCGCTAGTCGCGCCACCCGATACCGCAGACCCACCAAAAGTAGCGGGAGCCACAGAGCCACCTCCGGCCGCGATAAAAGGAGCTACGCCAGCTACATTGCCAACAATTTGCGATATCTTGGCGGGGCTTTGTGCGCGTAAAATGTTCTGCTGGGCCAATATATCGGCCGCAGACGGAGCAAATCCTAGGTTTGCACCAAAACGACTTACTGAAGGAAATGCCTGTTCAAGCCGCGTAGCCGCAGTATCCAACGGCTGCCGAGCGCCAAGGTAAAGTCCTTCGACAATATCGGCAACAGTACCCAAAGCACCGGGAGACGAGGGCCGTTCCGCTACCGGCTTAGAACGAGCATACGACTTCATCGCCGCGTCGATAACTTCCTGCGACGTTCCATCTGGAAACTCGTGGGCTACGCCATCTGCGGATATGGCCTTAATGGTCATTGAATTCGGTTCCCCCTTGCGTCATACCGAATAGTCTTTGTGGTACTGGGGCGGATAGCGGCCTGCGCGGCGCGCATAGCTGGAGACTTAGGCGGCCGTACTTCGGCGATACGAGCATCAAGAAACGAACGCCGTTCGTCTATTATCGAACGTAAACCCCGAATTTTTTCTTCGACAGCGGCGTCTGTATCGTCAGAACTCGGCTTGTAGGCTTCCAACTTCTGCAAAAATTCACGCATGTTTTGGTCGCCTTCACCCGGAATACGAGTGATCTGTGACGCAAGAGAAAACAACTGACTTGCCGCAGAATTAAACCGTTTTACATCTTTACTGACAGAAGACGTTGGCGCGATGCTTGGGAAATATTCCCGCGCTACCCGCCAAGGCTCAACGCCTTTCAGCGAACGATTATAGAGCTGTTCTACACGGTCAATCTGCTTGCCGATAGTCGATACTTGTGATCTCGCAGCAGTCAAATCTTGGTAGATCGCCTGAGTAGGAACGGGCGCTTCGGCTTGTGCTGCCGCAGCCTTACCGCCCGGCGTTTCGAGCGGCTTCAAAGGGCCTCCAGTAGCTGGCAGTACAACACGCGGGCTAGTGGGCCGTGCACCGCCCATATTTAACTGCCGAAGGATTTCTGGGTCAGTAATTTGATCGCCGGTTGCCATCTCGTGTTCCTTATTCTTCGAATACTTTGCCGCCTATAACGACGACATTCATTGGCTTACCATCTTTCACAATAGTCTTGCGAGCAATAGGGATACCGGGAACTTGTACAAGACCTTCCGGAGTGGAGATAGTCTTACCAGTTCCACTAAGAGCGTCAAGATAGGCCTTATACGCGGCGCTTCCTACCGGGAACATAGCCGCCGCATTTTTCATTTGTTCGGTTGGAGCGTAAGTCTCCGGTGCGATAAACCTCTCAAATTTCTTACCGTAAGACGCAAAAAATACTTCGTCTGGAATTAAACGGGCTTCCGCTTGCATCTCGGCCGGAAGTTTTGAGATAATTTGGTCTTTCTGAACCTTCATCTGAGCCATACGCTGTGCGTTTTGGCGTGCCTGATCTATAGCAATACGGTTTTGAAGTTCAGCGGATTTCTGCTGCTGTATTTGCGCCATTGCTTCTTGCGGCGATGTCTGGCTTCCCCGCGATACTGACCTAAGAAGCGCGCTAAGCGCCATAAGTTTATCGCCGCCAGAAAGCGTACCTTTCAAGTTGCCGCCCATAACCTGCGCCAACTTCTCTGCATCGGTAAGCGGCGTGGTAGGAGCCATCGTATTTTGGCCAAAAAGACCGAGCGGATTGAATGCCATTGTCTACGCCTTATTTAAAAATACCAAGGTTTTGAAGAGCGCCAAGCACACCCGCAATATCACTGGCTGTTCCAAGTGCGCCTTGTCCCGGCTGAGTTGTCGTTTGCGTGACTGGGGAAGGAAGACCCTGCGAACCCATGAGCAAAGTCTGAAGCTGCTCTTTCGGATAACCACGCTGTTCGAGGAAGTCCTTGTAGGCCAGATCGAGGTTCTGCTGGGCCATGCCGCGCTGCGTTTGACCAACGCCCTGAAGCATTGCCGCGTATGCCTGCTCATTGCCAAGCGCCTGTTGGCCGAAGCCAGACAAGGCTTGTGCACCCGCAAGCTGCTGGCCCGGCAGACCCTGTGCAAACCCAGCGGCTTGCGTGTATCCCTGATTATACAGGTTCGCCAGCGTTTGAGCCGTATTCAAATCTTCTTCGCCCGCAAGCTGCGCTTCGTAAACACCACGGCGTTCGTTACCGAATGCCCGCGATGAGGCAAGTTGAGCCTTCGTTGCTGCGTCACGTTCAGCGCGGTTCTGTGCCAAGCGAGCCATCGTGGCGTCGATGACGTTGGTCTGGAACGGCGACATGAAGCCGGAGACATCTTGCTGAAACTGCTGTGGCGAATACCCGGCTGCACGCTGAGCAACTTGGGTGGCCTGCTGAAGTTGCGGCATCCCGACTTGCTCAGTAGCAGCGCGGGTGGCAACACCGAACGCCTGCTCTTCAGCGGGGCGGAAGCCTGCAACACGCGGCCCTTGATATGCCTGATAAGGAATAGCCGCGACTTGCTGTGCGGCCCCATAGTTACGCGCCAGAATATCCTGAATGAAAGGATTGAGTGCCTGTGCAGTTGTGGTAGTTGTCGCCATTATATTCCCCAAGCGGCCTAACCGCCTAATCCTTCGTTATTAACACAAAACAAAATAGATTGACAGCCCATTACTGCTGAACCTGCGTTATCGCAACGTGCGCAGCGGCCGATGCAGGAGCAAACGCCGTCGCGGCAACAGCCGTTGGCGCAAGACCTGTATCGTCTACCGCGAACATCAACTCTACATAGTCATTTACAGCCAAAGACACAAAGTCATTTAACTGGAGAACGAGATACCCACTGCTATCCTTTAGCGTTCCGACTACTGTTGTGTCGCCGATGTCCGTACCGTTCTTACGCAGCCACATCCATCCTGATTTAAGGTTGGAGTTGCTTGTCGATAACTGGATACGGGCCGAAAAGTTATACAATCCGCTATGCGCCGCAGTCAGGCGCGTTGTCGGACTTCCGGTGAGCGACAGCCCCTCGGAGATGATTGTTGCGTTCCACGTAATTGGGTACGCCGTGTTAGCGGCAGCGGGAGTGATCGACGTTGTGCGAGAGAACTGGCCAAAATAATATTGCTGCTCAATCGCAGGCCGGACGAATATCTCTCCGTCAGTCGTACCTACTTTCAACACAGCCGCGACAGGAACTACGTTGTTCGGCGCTGTTGGTTTTACGTTTGTGAGCGCGCCTGCCGTAGTTGGCGAAGCGTAGAGAAGATCGCCGACGCTGAAGCTGCTCGTATTGATACCGCGAACGTGGCCGAAGGTTGTGCAATAGCCAACCTCGCCGCTATCCGGAAGTTCATGGGTAAGAACGCCAAGGATATAGAGCGTAGGCGTCGAGCCATCGGCCAGATATTTTGAAACCGAAAGAACATTGTTCGCGCCGACGCCAGAAAAACCGACGACAGTGCCGTTCGGCAAAGTTGATCCGGTCATGTTCTCAACGCGGGCGTATGTCTCCTGCCCGATTTGCTGAGTGACATCGTACTCCATGCCGAGATCAAGCGTCCCGTCAATCGTGTTCCACGACAGAGTTCCCGTTGCAGGCGTGTGGCTGTCAGTCGTCACGAACTGCATATCAGACGCAATCAGCTTTGCAGGCTGATACACGCCAACATCTTCCCCCTTGACGTAAGCCCCCTGCGCAAAACCCTCAATAAGACGATTGCGTTGGGCGTCATATTGAGGGCTATAGTCGGCCGGTGCTGGCGGTAACTTCAGCTTCATCGACGACCGCCCGGTATTGCGTTG